ACATCAAACCGTGATGTATGCGATAACTCATCCACGAGCAAGAATCCTAGTATGTCGTGAAACCATGCCATCATTGAAGGAAACAAGTTGGCATGAAATCCGTAAAATCCTCATCGATTACAACATCCCATACCATGAAAATAAGACTGAAGGAAAAATCATATTAAAAGATAACAAGGCAACCATACTTTTTCGGAGTCTTGATGATGAACAAAAGATTCGTTCATTATCCGTGGATTACATCTATGTTGAACAAGCCGAGGAAATTGATAAATACAGTTTCTACGAACTCCGTGAACGGTTAAGAGGAAAATGGGTTAAAAAAGATTACGGTCAATTCATGATGGTAATCACACCTGATACACAAACCCACTGGATATACAAACTATTCCACACCCCACCAGGAGTGGAAAACACTAAAATACTACACTTCAGCTACAAGGACAATCCATACCTACCACAAGTATATGTGGAAGAATACGAGGAACTCAAAGACATGGATTATGATTTATATGTTAAATATACACTTGGAGAATGGGGTAAACTCAAAAACATAATCTATGAAAACTGGGACACAGCCACATCACCACAAGGATACGAATACTACTCAGCAGGAGTAGATTACGGATTCGTAAACCCATCAGCCTTCCTACTAATTGGTTGGTATAATGATGAGCCATACATCCTCAGGGAAGTCTACGAACGAGGACTCACCAATCCACAATTCATTAAAAAAGTGAATGAAATGTTAGCCGAAGAAGGACTACGACCACGAGATCTCAATGCAGTATTCGGAGATTCAGCAGAACCTGACCGACAAGCCGAGTTCAGTGCAGAAGGCTACCTCATGTATGATGGAATCAAAAATGTAAACGACAAACTAGATTCAGTCAAACGAGTCAAAGTACACATCTCAGAGAACTGTGTAAACACCCTAGAAGAAATACAATCCTACGCCTATAAAAAAGACAAAGATGGAAATGTAATGGCAGTACCAGCAAAAATCAACGACCATGCAATGGATGCCCTAGGATACAATGTATACGGAAACATAGGAATACGAGGATTCAGTGGACACGAGAAAAACTACGAGGATGCCTACACTTATTAGGGGAGGGTTGAAAAACTTGAATATATTTCAACGAATAACAAAACGAAACACAAAAGCACAGAATGCTCAACCACGAAGGATTGAAGAAGCAGCAGTAGACCCTCAACGGAAATTCGATAAACATGCAGTAGACATGTTCAAGGAAATACCACACAAGGTAAAACGAACAGTAAGAAACACAAGATATGCTGCAACAGACCCATTCGTGAGAGGAATACTAACAGATATAATAACTAAAACAAACACTTACTACGAACTTCATGGAACTAGTCAAAGAGCTGTAGATTATATACTGGAAAGGGATAAGGAGTGGAACATCAACCAATTAATTGATGAAATACTTGAGAAGGGTATTGTTGATGGGGAAGCATTCCTATATCACTGGTTCGAAGAAGGACACATGAAGTTCAGATTCATATTCTACGACCAACACGACTTCAGAATCAAAGAAGTATATGATGATGATGGAGAAGTTATGGGGTACAAGTACTTACTCAAAAAGAACCTCAAAACCAACAATGGATGGCGAACTAAACTCTTCAAAGACCTGGAAAACGATGAGGATGAACGAGAAGACAACTTTGAAATAGATGAAATCATACCAATCAAATACAACCCCTTAGATGGTAGAGGCAGAAGCCTAGTAATGAACATCTTAGATCCTGTATACTTCAGACAATCACTAATGACAATGATGCCACTCACCGTGTACAAAAACAGTAACATTTTCCATGTCACCATGGGGAATGATAAAATGCCTGGTACTAGACTCACCGATGAAGCAAGGGACAATGTAGTGGACACAGTAAACGATTACCATAAGAAAGGAGCAATAGTACTCCCTTATGGGATTGAAGCTGAAATGATTAAGGGTGGAACATTACCTGATATTCCATCATACCTAAAATATTATGAATCAATCATTTACATTGGACTCAACTCCCCTGAAGCAATATTCAGCAGTGAATCAAGTAACCGAGCAACAGCAGATATACAATTAGATTCACCAACAACTGGTCGTGTACTGTTCCTACAATACAATCAAGAATGGGTGAAACGAATCATTGAAGACCAAATATTCAAACCTGAACTCGAAGAAAACGGAATGCCAAACGAGGAAGTATGGATAGAATTCAACAATGAATCCGAACTAGAAGCTGAAGATGACACAGACACCAATACTGATGGGGAGGATGGAAAAACCACAGACACATTAAGCACATCATCTAAGAAACCAATTGAGAAGAAAGGACAGGATTATAATGTGAGAGATTCCACGGCAAAACAGAACACGAGTGGAACAGACAAGAATGGAGGTCAAGTAGGTGGCAATGGAACGAAATAAAGGTGTTGAATCATGGTAACTGAAGCACCGAACAACAACGAACTCATTAATACTGACCCCATCGAACTCATCACTGACCTATACGATGGAACAAGTGAAAACATCAACGACCAAGCCTTCGCAATAGCGATACTATATTATTTAACAGATTTCAGTAAGAAATATGAAACCAAAACCATCACCAATATTGAAAGGAATTACCAAACTGACCTGGACAAACTCCAAGATAAACTCATCAACGAAAACAGGAAAGGGTTGGAAGAACTTTTCAACAAACAATCCGAAGCGACCATGAAGGAATACAATATTCCTGAGTCCAAGTACAGTAAAGTAACCAATCCCAACACAGCCCAAGAAGTAATCAACACTACACAGAGTACAATTGAAGCTATGATTCAACAAATGAAATCAGACATCAAAACACGATTACTTGTATGGAAAGAGGACACAGCCAAAGATAAGAAATCCTTTGACATCAATGCAAACTTGAATAGGGCTGCACGGAGATTGAAAGACACTATCCGATATGGAACAAGTCGAGTCAAACAAAAAGCCCAAAGAGGCATACAAAAATTCGTACACCAACCTGAAACATTATATGTTTGGGTAAACAATGGACCAGCTCCATGTGGATGGTGCATACTACAATCAGAGAAAGCACCACAAGTCATGGATGACTGGGAAATGGACCACCCCAATGGTTACTGCTCACTAGAACCAACTGGTGAGTATGATTTCAGCAAACAGTACAAAGAATTAATGGGTATCTCATAGGAGGGTTGAATATGATTGATTTATTCCCTGTTGGACAGTATGATTATTCTGATGAGGGAAAGAGTAAACCGATAAATTATAACGAAACACAATTAAGATACATTGCATCCACTACTGATGTGGTGGATATTAAGGATTCTCATAACTCTAAAAAGGTTATTGGGAAGTTAACTAATTTTATATTCCAAGACAATATGCTACGAGCAGAAGTCAGTGGAGATTTAGATATAACTGGTTGGGGATTAAGCCCAACATTTAGTGGGGATTTAGTGGATGAGGGAGAGTACACTGAATTCACCAACATCAAACTAGATGATGTAGCAAGAACTAAAACACCACGAAGCAACATCATTTACAATGAGAAAGCTAACAATGAGCAAACAGAACCTAAAGAATCTGTACATAATGGAGATGACAATATGGGAGATTATGAGCCACAGAAAATTATTGAAAAAAAGGATAATCAAATCCTTGATCAACAAGAACAAATAGCAATTCTTAAAAAACAATTAGAAGCAACTAAGAAAGAGGCTAAAGGGTATGCTAAGGTCGAGAAAGAATTAGAAGAAACTAAAACTAAATTAGATGAAGCAACCAAATCAGCAGAAGATTATAAATCCGATGCAACCACATTCAGGGAACAACAAAAAACTAAAAAAGAAGAGTTGATTACTGAACTAGCAGGTGATGATGAGGAAGCTAAAAAACAATTCAGTGACTTACCATATGAAACATTAGAATTCATAAAAAGTAAAAAAGTCTTAGACCAAGACCCTAAAGATATTGTACCATCAAATGGTGCAGGAAACCCTGATGATGACCCAGGCAATCCTGACCCTGACCCTGAACCAAAGAAACTCGAAGACATGACATTTGCAGAGCAAATGGAATACTTTGATGGAAAGATATAAACGAACAAAACAATTTGAATCCCACCAAGATTCAACCAAAATTTACATAAAAACAAACATTAGGAGAAAAACACCATGCCAACAGGAAACACATTAGCAACCTTCTTCGATAAAGCAGATGGGAAATCATACTTCTGTAAAGAAGGAAACTTAACAATAGGAAGTGGATATTCCACTTTAAATGCAGCAAAACAAGATTTTATACAATTAGTAAGCCCAATAGTACCTGAAAACTTTGTTAAATTCGTTTCAGGTGAAGAATTAACAATACAAAATGTGGGAAATGGTGACACAGCAACTCACATAACACAATATGAACCAGAATGGGCAACAGGACCAATACCAACAGCAGATGCAACTGATGGAAACTATGACCGAAGAAGTGTTACAGCATTCAGATTAACCACTGGGGAAATGCAATTACCATTATCCTCAAGCAACAGTGCAATTAGTGCAGGTGATACTTTAGAAGTTGATGCAACCACCAATGCTATTGATAAAGCAGGAAATTCATCTTCCAGTAGCGTAACTAGTTTACAAAACAAGGCAGCTAATAAAGGAGGATACATACTTGTAGACTTAAGAGAACCAAGTATCCCAGTAGCAACCAAAACCATACCAACATCAACCGTAACAATCGCAGCAACCCAATCAGGTTCAGGATTAGCAGGAGTTAAAGCACAATTAACCCTCAAAACCGACACCACTAGAACTTACACCAACACCTCAGTAACAGGTTCAACTGGAGGAGCAACCATCAGTTCAGTTCCATACGGAACATACAGTGTTAGTATAATCACCACACCTGAAGGAGCAACAGCACCTGCTAGTATTGATGACCTTGTAGTAGATGCAAGTACTGAAACACTCAGCTTAAGCTTTACCTAAACATATTAAATTCACTATTTTTTAAAAGGAGGACAATTTAAATGGCAACAGACCCAGTATACAATGCAAGAATAGAAGCATTCGAGGCAGGAACAATAACTGCACTCGTAAGAACAGAAGTAGCGAAAAACCTTAAATTCGCATACCTCTTCCCAAAACAATCAACCGACAGTAAACAAATCACAGTAACTGAAGAATTACCATCTGATATTTTCGAATCACAAATCGCAGGTGAGAAGAAAATGAGAAACATCACTAAAGGTGCTTCTCCAAGAAAACTCAGATTCCAACTCCAAGCAGAAAGTGGAATGAAATTCACTGAAAACCGTATTGAATTAGATATAGAAAACCGTGATTTAGAAAATGCTAAATTCGATTTAATGGGAATCCAATCAAGAATCGCAAGAGAACTCGCGAAAGACATAGACACAGACACCCTCGCAGCAGTAAAAGAATACTGTGGAACAATCGATGATAGTCAAATCCATGGAGCATGGACAACCAATACCATCGAAGAAATCGTAGCAGATATTGTAAGAATACGAAGTAAACTCAGACCATTACCATATGATGTAGATACTATTGCAGTCGGTGATGAAGCACAATTACAAGTTGCAACCAAAGGCAGTGTACTCCCTGCAAAATGGGAATTCCCAAGCAACGGTTTCACCGTAGACAACACCATCCAATTAGGAGGGTCAAACATTTACTGGGGAGGACAAGTCATCGAAGATGATGAACTCTTCGCATTCAGTAGTGCAAACCCTGGACTTGAAATCTTCTACCTCAACTACAATAACCCAAGAGTCAAATCCGTACCAAGCATAGGTGACTATGAATCATACACACCAATCATCAATGTAATGATGTACGATAACTCAGACAAAGAAGAAGACCCAATCACCACCCTCAAATACAGTTACGGAGTAGGATTCCATCCAATAGAACAAGGAAAAAGAATGCTACACATGACCGATATTTTAGCATAGATACAATTAACGGAGGACAAAAACAATGGATTACACCATGTCAGACTACTATGAAGTCCTTCAGTATCTAAGAGAAACCAAAGTAGACCGAGAATACCCATACGAATACAACGAACTCACCAACTTAGAATCAAGTAATACTTTGGAACTCAGCACAGAGCATATAAGTAATCATAACTCTTCAATCCACCTCACCAATGTACAAAACGATGACACATTGCTTATCAAATTAGACAAGCCAAGAAGCTACCAAGAAATCAACACCTTTGAATTAAACATATACACAAACTCAGCATTCAACAGCTCAGATATCCAAGTAAGCCTATCCGACTCACCAATCGGAATACCAGTCAAAATCACACTACAACCAGTCACCGAGGAAAACTTTTCAACCCAAACCATAGTGAACATTGAATTCCAAGTAGATGACAGAACCACCAAGATCCTTAAAAAGAATCGAAGAGTACCTGCAATACAAAGTATCCTAATAACATTCAAAAAAAGTTTAGGCGATGTATACATTAGCGAAACAGTATTCAGAACCACCAACTGCCATATAACATTGGAAAGTTTGGATTATAATATTCGTGCAGGTGAAAATTATGTGGAAACACAATTATACCTCGCAGACAGAACAGATATTCCAACCACCCTTGAATATTTAAACTACAAAGCTGCTGCAGCATATGCATGGTTAACATGGTGGGAAGATGAAGGAAAAGCAATGAATGATGGAACAGTTAATGGTGAAAACTATGCTGCAAGATTATTCGAACAAATCAATAGTGCGATAGCTAAATACATTGAAGCTAATCCTATAACACTCAGCGATGAAATCAACATGGATGTAGTGGGTTGGAGTGAATATGAAAAAGTACCATACATAAAAGGACCAATGCGACCACCAAAATCAATACTGGACAGGTTACGAAGATG